GTCAGAGGCCAGCGAAGCCTGCGACTGCGCCGACGTCAAAGCAGTCTGGGCATCCGTTGCCTTGCTGCTGGCCGTGGTGGCAGAGCTTGCCGCCGAACTGGCACTGGTGGCCGCATCGCTGGCCTTTTGCGTCGCGGTGGTGGCCGAGGCTGCCGCCGCTATTGCCGAGCTCGCTGCATTGGTGGCACTGGTGGCCGCATTGGTTGCCGAAGTGGCTGCCGCCGTTTTGCTGCTGCTGGCATCACTGGCTTTGGTACTGGCAGTGGTTGCCGAAGTCGCCGCAGCCGTCGCAGAACTTGCCGCACTGGTTGCAGAATCACTGGCCGCACTCGCCTTGGTACTGGCTGTTGTGGCTGATGCCGATGCACTGCTAGCGGACTGCGCAGCATTGCTCGCTTGTTGGGTGGCCGTGGTCACCTGATTGGTCAGATCTTGGCGGGACGCATCAAGTTGGGTTTGAACCCCATGAATGACGTTGGACACGCTCTTGACCTGGCCACTTTCCGTAGTCACGGTCGTCTGATCATTCCCGTGGACGATCTCATGGAGCAGTTGGGCATCCCCCTCGATCGTTCCCACAGCTTCATCCAGCCGGGTCTTGAGGGTCATGATTGGGTTCCTTTAATTGATCTACCAGTAATCAGCGGCAGCCACGGATTGGTTGAGCCAGGTGTGCAGGCGCTCGCCCAGCGCAATGGCATCCGGCCCCAGCACCGCAGCGACTTGGGTTTCATCGGCTGTGAGCCGAGGGAATTCCTGCACTTCCAATTGCGCTTTGACTTGCCATCGGTTGCCGGTCAACAGCTCGGTGTCCCACGGCGCAATGAACCGGGACTGCACCGTCTGAACCCCCAAGCCCCCCGCCAAAGGCATCGCAAACCAGAAGACGCCTTGGTTGAGGGCATGCATCCACCAGGCATCAAACACGGCAAACGCCTCTTGTGAGAAACGCCACTCCGCGCGCACCCGATAAAGCGTGCTCGTGGAGCGCAAGCGCATCCGAGCCGCCCCAGCATCGATGTCCGTTCGCACCGCATTCGATTGCGGGGCCAGCCCGTAGCCCTCGATACGTGGCAACGGCAAGGTGTCCGGCCAAACAGGGATGCCAACAGGCAAGGTCACATCACTCATCGCAAAGCTCCTACCGCTGGGTTAAGCCCATAGCGACGCTCAAGCGTGGGGGCAATGCCCACGCCCTGGTTGATGGAACGATTCATGCGCGCCTCGATCTGCTCGACGATCACATCAAGCCGGGTACTGCCGTCGGGTTGCTGGGTGGTTTGAACTCTCGCATCCACGCCCGAGGCATGGTTGGTCACATTCACCAGCACCTTGACCGGCGAAGGATTGTTTTTTGCCAATGCACCACCTAAGGCGCGCAACTGGCCCGGCGTGAATACCGCCTCACCCGGCTGCGCAATGATGGGCACCTCACCTGCCACCAAGCCACCGGTATGAAACCGCTGAGCGCCATCGAAGTGCTGCAGCCCGACAGAGCGTGTGGCCAGCACATCGCTGCCAATCAGGCCACCGGTGTGCGCCACCATCGTGCCGCCCGACATCAGGTCCGTAGCTCCAGCAGGGAATGCACCGCCCAACCCGTTGCCGCCTGAACCACCAAACAGGTTCAGTCCGCTCATCCACCCGGCCAAAGGCAAGGTGATCATTTTTTGAATCTGGATACGCACCAGGTCCGCAATGATCGAGTTGGCCAGACTGTTGAAGTCCACCTTGCCGGTCGTCACAAATTGAACCATCGCGTCCTCCATGGACTTGAAGGCACCGGTTACGGCACGTTCAGCCTGCTTGGCCGCATTGGTCGCGTCCTCGATGTAGGTGCGCAGAGAACTGCGAAGGCCATAGTCAAAGCTGCGTTGATATTCCACATTGGCCCGTGCAAGCTCTTCAACGATCGGCAACTGCCGCGCCAAAGCATCGTTGATCGCAGCGATAGCCTCGGCTTTGAGGCCAGGGTCGTTGATTTGCTCGGCCTGGCGCAATGCCATGACAGCGGCTTTTTCCATGTCAAAGCGCGTCTGCAAAGCGGCCCGCTCAACCTCTCCAACATCCAGAAGCTGGCGCTTCAATTGCAACTCTTCCTGCTTGAGGCGGTTGTTGCCGATGTAGTTCTCGGTGATCTGATGGACCTTTTGCAGCTCCTTCTCGTACTCCTCGAATTTCTTGTCGGCTTCCTTCTGCTTTTCCATCCGCTCTATGGCATCGATGTATTTCTCTGCTTCCTTGACGATGCCTGCATAGCCTTTGCGTTCCAGTTCCAGTGCCTTGGCGCGCAATTCAGCGCCTTCGCCTTGCGTCACACGCAGCGCACGCTGCTCCAACTGCTTCAAGAACTGCAAGCCCTCGTTGTTCTTCTCAAAGCCCGACAGATCCAGGCCACTGGGTCGCTTGCGGGGCATCTTGGGCAGGAACTCGTCATAGATCTTCTGAACTTGCGCAGCCTGCTCTGCCGTTTCCAGGACAAATTTCTGCCCCATGACGCGCACCGTGCGGCGTTGCTCATCGAAGAACTTTTCGATCTTGTTGACGTAGCCTGGGTTGTCCGTCAGATGCGTCAAGCGGTCGTTGGCCGCTTCGACAAACCGATCGCGCGCCGCTTGCAACTTGGCGATTTCGGCATTGATCTGCGTCTCGTCATAGCCCATGGACTTCATGGAGCGCAGCATGTCGGTCTTGATCCAGGTCTCCACGTCCTTTGCGACAACCTGCAGACTGTCAAACGGCTGGCTGATCACGCGCTTAGCCAGTACCGCCGACTCGGCAATGAATCCCAGCCCGGTTGCGACCTCCTCGAGAAAGGACAGAACCTGTTGCCGGTTGTGTGTGATGGCCTGCAACTCACTTGTGAAACCCCCGGCCTCGGTTTTGGCCAGAAACATCTGCTCCGTCAGGTCAGCCAGGATTGGCAGCAACGCGGATCCGATTTGGCGCTGCACGCCTTCATTGACCGCGTGCAAGCGCTTTATGTTGTCGTTGAATTCCTCTGCAGCGCGTGCTGCATCGGCAGACATGACCAGCCCGAGTCGCTTGGCCTCTTCCATCATCTCGGTCAACCCATCACGCCCTTGGTTGAGCATGGGGATCATCTCCAGACCGTTCTTACCGAACAGCTTGACGGCGAGCGCAGCCTTTTCTGCGCTATCGGGCATGGCTGCGAATTTCTCCGCCAGGTCCAAAAGTACCTGCTCAGTGGGACGAATTTGCCCTTGCGCATCCAGCGCCGACACCCCGAACGCTTTGAGCGCCGCACTGCCTTCGCCACCCTTGACCTTGGCATCGAACATGGCAGTCGAGAGGAATTTAAGCGCTTTGGTCAAACTCTCCGCACTCACGTCCGACAGCTCGGAGGCATACAGCAGCGCCGACAGTGCCTCGACCGAAACAGCGGTTTTTTGGGAGAGCTTGTTGAGCTCTTCACCTACCTCAGCCACTGGCACGACCAGCTGATGCATGCCATAGCCGAGCGCAGCAACGGATGCCCCCACGATCATCCCGGCTGGGCCAAGCCGACCGAGAACACTGCCCAGCATCCCAAGTCGGGAAGTGGCGTCTTCCATGCGCACGAAAGCGTCGTTGGCCGCCTTGGACAACAGGTTCAGACCGGCAGAGGCAGGCTGCGATGCCGACTCGATCTTTTTGAGCGATCGCTCTCCGGCCTCGCCCACGTCTGCCAGTTCGGCTTTGACTTTGCCGCCGTCAATGACAGCCAGTCGAATCGAAAGGTTACGTTCAGCCATGTGGGTTGTCCGAAGATGGTTTGTTCAATGCTTGCGTCAGGCCCGCCTCGACGGCTGGGAATAAATGAGTCATGGCACCGAGGTCTGCGTCCAGGGCCTGGCTGGCAGACACCCACGCGTTGAAGTCCATTCCCAGCACTGCACCTTGAACAGCGCGCACTTGGGATGAACAGACATCGAGCACCGCGAGGGCCTGCCAGCCCTCTTCAGTTCTAGGTGAATTCACCCGGTACGGACACTCAGGACAGGTCGTCTCGCATGCCTCGCAGTACGTGGCCCCGCCACCGAAGTGCCATTCGGTGCGGGCCTTCAGCCGTTTTTTTCGGCATCCAAGAGATAGAGCGCGGCCAGGTATTCACGCTCGAAGGCATCGGCCACTGGCCACAGCTCCATGAGCGCAGCAATGCCGTCCGGCGTGACGGCTGCGGCTTTGCCTTTGTCGTCACCCACGCCCTCCCAAGCCAAGATGGCAGCCTTGGCCAACTCGGTGATGAGGGTGGCCGTGCGCTCTCCGGCTGCCGTGTGATCTTTGCCATCGATCAGGGCCGCTGCATGGCGAGCTGCCATGACAAGCGCAGTGGTCGCAGGCTTGACTTTGATGCGAACGCCTTGGACCAGGTCGAGCCAATACGGCTCACGTTTCAGATTGAGTTTGAGCATGTTTGCCTCTTAGGTTCAGTACGCGACCACGTCATTGACGAGTTGCACGGTCAGCATGTGACCGGCTGCGGTGTTCTTGGCAGCCTGCCAGTCAAAGGTGGCCTGAATGCCACCGGGGCCAGAGATCGAGAGCTTGGGCTTGGGCAGGTAGACCTCATGCGCGATGAAGGTCAGGCTCTTGGTTGCGTCAATGACATAGCTGAAGGTCAACTCCAGCGGGGTGTTGTTGGTTGCAGCGTCGATCAATTCCGTATCCGCAAAACGCACCTCCAAGTTGCCCGTCAGGCTGGCCACCGTGGGATCGGCCCCTTCGATCTTTCCATCGGAGCGAATGGTTTCTATGCGCGCCAGATTGTTCGAATAGGTCAACTGCGCGGCGACCACGTTGCCCAGGGCCTGGCCATTCTTTTTGATCGAACCCTGGAACTGATTGAAGCGGGTGATCGGCAAGGTCGTGGGCGTCGCGTCTGCGCTGGCTGTGCGCTTGACCTCACCCTGAGCAATCAGGCCCAAGGTGGCATCCGCTGCACCAGAGCGCGCGAACTTCACCTGTAGCGAGTTGGCCATCACACCAGAGGCCAGGAAGTAAGCCGGGATGTCTGGCAGTCCCGTCTCTAGTGACAGGCTCGGAAGACCTGAATTACCAGACACAAAGGTGTGGGTGTGCGCGGTGTCTCCAACGCTCACAGGATTGCCCAGCAGGGCTTTGAGCCACATGCCGATGTTTCGCAGGTCGATGGGAATGACGATGTCACCCTCGACTTTGATCACGTCACGGATGGGCGCACTCGGGTCTCGGCCCAGGCCAATCAGATCGTTAGCAATCAGGCCTTGCTCTGAGCCCAAGGTGGTGGAGACAAATGGAATCTTTCCAAAGTCTCCGGTCGGTGTGTTGCCATAGGTGGGTTCAAACGCAGCCAATAGGCTAGCGTTCGCGCCATATGCACGAGCCATGGTGAATCTCCAGGTTGTTAAAGTTTGTGATGCGATCAGGCCAAGGGATGGCTGCTCGCGTAATGCATCACCACGTCCAGCGTGCAGGCCTTGATGCCCACAGACCCTTCGGGTGTGACGTCTTCAAATTTGGGCGGCATCACTTCGGTGTGGTCGATCTGTCCAGACAAGGTCGGATCGGCCAAGACCAGGGTGCCCAGCGCCTGAAGCAATTCATCCATGCGTGCATCTCTGGCAGATGCCTCAGGGTGCGCAACATAGATTTCGATGCTTGCCGCGTGCTCCCACAAATAGGTCACAGGCGACAAGGTGACATCGACTTGAGTCATGTCACCATCTCGCAAGAACACCATGGCGTGCTCGCTGAGCCGCTCCGGCAAGGATGAATTTCTGCGTATGGCATTGGGCTGCAGGGGTAGACCGTCCAACAGCGTGAACAAAGCCCCCAGCGCCGCTTCTCGTTGGCTGGTTTTGATCGTCATTTCATGTGTCCGAACTTTCTTCTGGCCACGACTGCGTGACCAACACCATCAGCCTGTCCTGCCACCGCTGGGCGGCACTGGCGATGTCGAATTTCTTCTTGAGTTGGGCTTGCGGTACCAGCAAAAAAATGGGGACTGTGGTCAGCCCTCGTCCTGATTTCTGAGCGGAGGCAGATGCTGCCGCGAAGCCTCCGCGCTTGCCTGTTTTGGCCCGAAAGTTGTCCGCCACCAAGAGCGACGGTTTGCCTGACCGATACACAAAGCGCAGTCGTTGACCGCGCATGCGCTCCCACAGACCAGGCGTCATGCGTTTGCCGCGTGGCCCAGTGCCTGCTGCCGGAAGGGGGATAGCGAGCCAGAATCCATTTTTCGAACGGATCAACGCACCTTGGTCGTGCGCCGCAACGACAACAGGCGCTCGGCTGTACACAAGCCCCGCCGAACCCAAGCTGGGGCGTCCCTTCGGGTACACCTCGCCACGCCAGGTATTGGCCAGACGCGAGCCCAGACCAGCGCCTTCGATTTGCGAGCGCAATTCACTCTTGAGCCCTTGCGTCGCCTCTCGCACGCCTGTGGTCACCGCCACCCGAGCCGAGTTCAGTTCCTGCGTCATCATCTTGGAGAGATCGCCTTGCAGGGCAGCCAGTAATCTCACACCCGATTTCACGCTCATGCTCACCTCGCCGTCGAGGGATAGTCAGGCAAGGGGTAAGCGCTCACCGTCCAGATCAAACGATCACGGTCGACCAGCGCATCGCCTTGAATGACGTAGATGACACCCCGCCACGTCAGGCGATCGCCCTCTTGAGGCTGGGCGACATCGGCCGCTTGCAAGTCAAACCGGTACGAGGTCACCGCCAGATGTGACTGGCCGAATTCCTGTACCGAATCCGGTGCCTTGCTGATGACCTTGAGTTCGATGGTCTCCCCAGCCACAGTGCAGTACTGCGCCGGGGAGCCCAAACTTGCGAACAGCCGTTTGACACCCAAGGCAAACGGATCGCGTGGCATCAGCTGGCCAGGAGCTTGACCAAGAGCCCAGGGCGATGGCACATCGGCAGCGGATTGCTCTGCGTGTGCAGATCCGTGCCGCGACCAAATTCACGAGGCTCTTGCTTGGCGTACAGGGGCTGGCCCAGCGTATTGACCGTCTCATTGAAGTCAGCCGGTGCGAAGTACGTGGCAAAGGTGTCCACCGTGCCTTCGGGGAAAGCATGGCCTTCGCCAGATGCGATGAACTTGCGCACATTGCCATCCACATCGGAGGCCTGGCCCAGATACTCCTCGAAGGTGACGCCCGCAAAGGTGAAACCAGTGCGTTGATCTGCACGCAGCGCCAGACTCTCCTGGTACCACTGATATGCCTTGACCACATTGGGGTGAGCCGTCAGCAGATCGAAGAACTCTGGAGAGACCAGCACGCGAACACCCGTCATGTATTCGCCCTTGAGGTTGAGCTCAAGGTAGCGCTTGAGATCCAGGCACTTCTTTTTCACGTCCGTTTTTTCGTTGTTGAGCGCGAAGTTGAACTCCTTGGGCTCAATGCCGAACTCATCGAAGAGGTTGTAGAGGACCGAACCGTCCGCATCCAGGATCACGCCCTTAAGTGCGCCCATGCGCAAATGCTCCAGCGTGATGGCGTGCTTGTTGCGCATCGACTGCAGATGCTCGGCCATCACGTTCGCAATGGTTTCGGTGTCGGTCTCAGAGCCAAAGGCGCGCAGGCCTTGAACCTCTTCGGGCAGTACCACATCGTCGTGCGGAATGTGCGGAATGATGAACGAGCGCAGAGTGCGGCGACCGCGCTTGCCCACCGTGCCAGGGGCACCGACAGGAAGCGTGGGCAGCAAATTCAGAACGCCGTTGCGCTCTTCCACAGCGATCTGGCGAAAGCGCACAGGGCGAGCAGGCATCAGGTTGATCTGATCGAGCTTGCCGAACTGATTGGGCAGGATGTTGATGGCGGCTGTGAGCGCCGTCATCGAAAACGCGGGGGACTGGAAAGGATTGTTCATTGCTTAGACTCCTTGGCGAACGAGGACGCCGATCGCTTCGAGCTGAGCGATGGCTGCGGTTTTTTCTTCCGTGGTGATGGCAGCAGGCCAGATGAGCGCGTGATCGGCCACGATGGCTTGACGCGAAACGATCAGGCCGTTGGTTTTTTCTGCAGAACTGGCATCGATGCTTTGCAGCACCACGCCAGCGGCAACCTCGGAACCATCGGTTGCCGAAGGGTCGATGGCTTTGACCTTTTGGGTCGCACTGACTCGGCCAATCACGGCACCGAGCTTGAGGTTTTGTCCGTTCACCACCGTGACCTGGTCACGGGAGTACAGGTTTTCCTCTTCATACTTGAGCAGGTCGCCCAAGGTGAGGTCATTGGTAATGGCAGTCATCAGGTTCTCCTATTAACGGTGGGTGACTTGCGCTGCGTCACGCTGCTTTTGAGCGCGCTGCTGCGCCGCACGAACGACGGGGCTGTCTTCGGGCTTGGCTTGGGTTTGGGTTCCTGCCTCGGGCAAGATGCGGCTGGAGATTTCGGGAGAGCCAGAGGCCTTGGCCGCCAACAGCTCCTTGCGTGCCTGGTCAACCGAGACACCACGCTCGATCAGTGCCGCCGTCATCTCGGACTTGCCCGCCAGAAGACACATCTCGGCAATGGCAAGTACCTGGGCACTGGCCGCCTTGATGTCGTGGCCTTGGGCTACGGCACTGGTTTGCACCTGTGCACCAGATTGATCACCCGCGCCTTGCGTGGCATCGCCGCTTTGTGCAGGCCCAGTACCTGTCTGGTCGGCTGGTTGGTGTTGCTCTTCTTGGTTGGTCTGCCCATCGGCAGTTTGGGTTGCATCGTTTTGCATGCAAACGCTCCTTTTCATGGACGGCCCGGGCGTGGAGATCCCCATCTCGCGGCCCGAACCTTGAATTCGCGCGATGGATGTCGTTTTCATTTGGAGCTCTTCACTCAGAGCGATCAGTGCGTCGTCAAGCGTCCCGACCACATCGGCCAGACCGGCATCGATCGCGTCTTGTGCGAAATACAGCCCGGCTTCGGTGTCTTGAACGTCTTGCGCTGAGAGGTTTCGGTTGACTGCGACCGTCGACACGAACAGGCCATACAGCCGGTCCACTTCGGCCTGCAGGGCTTGCGCCGCATCGGTGGACAAAGGCGCATGGGGCGACATGTCGTTCTTGCGGTCCCCGGCATACACCGCCGTGTAGCGAAGCCCGCTCATGGCGTCCCGCTGGGACTGATCCACATGCAGTGCGATCACGCCAACAGAGCCCACACCACCGGTTCGAGTGACATAGACCCGCGTGGCCGCGCTGGCGATGGCATACGCCGCCGAGAACGCGTCATCGTTGGCAACGGCCCAGATGGGCTTGATCTGACGGGCCGCCACGATCTGGTCTGCCAGATCAAACGCACCACCAGCCTCACCGCCTGGTGAATCGATGTCCAGCAAGATCGCATTGACCGCTGGGTCACGCACGGCCTGCGCAAGCTGCGCGCTGATGGCTGCGTAACTGGTCAGGCCTGAGGCTGCATCGACTGCTGCCGCTCGCCGCACCAATGTCCCGGACACGCTGATGACTGCGATGTTCGATGTCAACGAGGTTGGACTGGCAGGCGGGGCCTGCGCAGCCAAGTGCTTTATGAGTTGTTGCGAATCATCTGAC